TTATAGTTGAAATAAAGCAATGTTGCAGTATCTCTAGAAAACATACTATTTTCGTAATGTTCTGCTGTATTGTAATAATCATACCAAGACTGACTGTACTTAGAAATCTCTGACAAATCATCGTTGGTAAGAGTAGGATCTATTTTGATAAGTTCAGTGATCGGTACTGTTTTAATTTCCCCCCAGTAAAAACAATCTTTTAAGTAAGGGTCTTCAGTGTAGCTGTAAACCGCATTGGCAGGATCAACATAATCAATTTTAACTCCGTCTCCAGGTAAAAACATATGCCTACCAATACCAATACCAAGGGTAGTAATATCAAGGTCAATTCTTTTTCTAGTGTCGTTATAATGATTTGCAGCAAACTGAGTATCAATAGCTTCTTCTTCAGCTATTTCAATTGCAGGCTTATACTTCATCTGCATGTAAAGCTCTAGTTCTTGATCATTTTCAGGAAGTTCTGCTTCATCTGATTGAAATACATCAACACCAAAATCTGATTGTATTTGTTTTAGCAAAGGCTTTGCAATCATATCGCCTTCAATAATTTCTTGAAATTGATTTCTTTTTTCAGCAGATAGTGCATCCTGAGCAGTAGCTTTTACTTTAAACAACCTATCATTCATTCCGTTAACAACAATGTCTACAAATTTTGGAATAATAGGAACCGGAGTCCAGTCTAAATTTAAATGACTTAAATCTCCGTCAATTGCTAATTCATTTTTATATTTACCAATTGATTGCTCACCTCTTGCGTATAACCTTAAACGATTAAATTCACCTCTTTGATTATAAAACCTACAAGAACCGCTGTCTTGCCTAAACCATTCGTACTGTATTGATTGTCCAATTTGTAACCCATACTCCATAGAATCTTTAACAGAATCGGAAGCAAACTGGTCTGGAAACGCAGCTGAGTTAACTTGTATTTTTACGTCTTTCATTTATTTAAGTAATTGACTAACTGAGTTGGTGTTATTATATCTAGCAAAGTTAACGCTTATTTTCGATTTTTCTTTAGCCGGAGTATACAGGTGTTTTTGATTAGCCATAATTGCCAAACCAGAACTAATAGAAGCATCAAATTTAGTTCGATTATTTATATCAAACTTTGCCCAATCTTCTAACGTCTTTTGAAAATACATTATTCCCATATCATCACTATCCCTATAGTTACCAACTAAATCCAATCCCACATGTTTTTCAATATATGACTCTATTGCAGAAGCGTGTGATTGCTTGACATCCTCACTTGAATTGGGAATTCCTCCTAATTCTTTTTCTGTTTTAGATAATTTATTAAACGTTTTATCTGGACGATTTATACTGTATCCACGATAACCCCTATTTTTAAAATGATACAACAAACGAGGTTTGTTATTTTCACACAAAATAGGCATACCAAAAAACACACACGCCATTAATACTTCTTCAAAAAATATTTCAGCCGTTTGAGGTCTTGCTATGTATTCTAAAAAAAACTCATTACTTGGCGCGTTATCCATATTAAATTTAGTCATACCTGACAAAGCACCGTTAGACCCTTTACCTACAACTACACCTGATATATCATATGAATCACATCCAAAAGAACCAATGTGTTCGTTGCCTGGATATTTTTTACCATTTTTAATAATTACATTATTTTGTAATGCGTTTTCTGGTAACCAAGTTACAAAAAATCTTCCTCTTTTATCAGGGGTCCAAATAACCCTAGTATCTTTCACTCCATTATGCCAAGAAAATGAACCCTGAGTCATGTGTTGACCCATTATTAAAGTATCATTGTAGTCTATTTGTTGATATATTTTTGTAAGATTAAATAAAGACTGCTTGCTTTCATCCCTAAATGCGTGAGACTCAGTTCTTGGGAACTGTCTGTAGAATTCATTCAATGCATCTGGATCACTAGATAATGAATCTACTTCGTTTTGCCAATAATCAATTGCACCCTGAGTAATCATTTCTTTGTCAATCCCCATTACTGGTTTTAAAGGAGTATGAAAAACAGGCATACCAAATATGTCGATAAAACCTTCCATGTTCCATTCCATAGGAATAAATAGATTATATAACCCACTTTTCGTTTGACCGTTTGAATTACGTTTTGTGCAATCAGAGTCGTAGTATAACTTTTTAAAGTTAGCGCCACCCTTATCTAAAGCATTTGATGTTGAACCCATCATACATTTTCCAATAATCTTACTACCCAAACGTAAACATGTTTTTGTAATGCCCCAGTTTTTAATTATACTGTTGGGTTTCTCCCACTTTCCACTCTCGTCATGTACTAGTAGTTTTAATTTTTCCCCATCATAACTGTTATCGCCAGTGTTTTTCCAATCAATAGTAGTATCCAACCCTTCAACTAAATCAACATCTTCTTCATACATGTTCTTTTTAGTAATCTTAGAAGCAGGAACCCTAAACGCTAATTCTGTTTTGGGTTTATCCATACCATCCTGTATGGGCTTAAAAAAGAAAGGGTAATTATTTGATATTGGAACAACCTTGTCGGTAAACATTTTTTTAGCATCGGCTCCTGTCTTAGACAATATTCCAATCCTAGCATCTTTAGTTATAGTACCAATATTAGCGCACTCTTCACTTCCCATATAGGAAAACCCAGAACGCCTAATTTTTAAATAACTATTACCGAAACTTCTTTTATCAGCCTTGCAAGCCTCCCAGTGTATGTAAAAAATTCTATTTGCCTCCCTAAAGTCAGGTAGACCAACATCAATTTTAGTGTGCTGTATATACATCCAATGAGATCCAGTAATGTAAGTAGGCTTTCCATTATTCATAAACCAATACCCTTGTTCTCTATAATCAAATTGACTTTCTATATAGTCTATCCATTGATTTTTAAAACTTGAAGGGGCATTATGCCACTGGAAAATAGATTTTATTTTTTGTAGTTGCTTGGGGATTACTTGAGGTTCCCAGTGTTGTTTTTCTTTTTTATCAGACCTTTGAAAAACTTCTTTAGATACTTTAGGGAGCGCAATATTTAAACCTTGAACATTTAATATTTGATCAATTTCTCCTGTCTTTGATATTACAACAAAATTATATTTTTCATTATATCCGTACTGCCAAGATTTAGCTTTATTTTTATTAGCTAATGCATTTTTAGGAACTAAGTTTATAAGCTCCCTGTATATTTTATTATCTTGATCTTGACTCAGCAAATCCTTTTGGTGTGTTATTTGATTTATTATCTACTCCGTCTATTAAATCTTTTTCTTCTGTTATTCTTTTTAATATTTCAAAAGCATCAAATATTGCAAGCTTCTTAGTAGCGGCTGCATTCTTTAATTTGTCAGCAGCAAGCTCGTCATCCTCACCGTATTTTATAATTTGTTCTTGAGCAACCTGAATTAACTGAAGCACAGCCTTTTCGCCTGCGTTTATTATTTGTAATTTAATTTTATTTACATCCATAATAATATTCTTTATTAAAAGTATGGTTCCTGTAATTTGCTACAATTTCTTCATTTTTATTAATAGGTTTTATTGCAATTAAAACAGAATCATTATTTTCTTTTAAAAATAAAAACTTAACATTACACATTGGACTATGATTAACATACCTACCTAAATAAGTTCGATTGTTACCCCTCATTCCAAAACCTATTTTATCACCAATAATAAAATTTTTTTTAGCAAAAATTCCTTTCCCGCTTATTTTTGATTTTGATACAACATAACTTTTATTTTTATCATCAACAACCTTACCTGCTTTTAATAAAAATTGTTTACTTTTTAAATATTTATCCAGAAGCTTTGGGTCAATATTATTTTCTTTTAACATTTTAAACCAATCTTCTGACTCTATCATAAAACCACAGTTATGTTATCGGTATACATCCTGTAAAGTAACTCGTCATCAACCATAAACTCATACTCTGAGTCTGGCTGATACAGAACTACATCACCAACTTTTACTCCTTTATCTAGTAGCTGTTGATTTATATACTTTACAGTTCCGGTTAATGGCTCAAACTTACAATTCTTTTTGAGATACGTTTCTTTAGCCGGTAAAGGTTGAATAAAACAATACTTATCATACCCTACCCAACCGTCACTATTTTTATACATATAAAACTGGTCTACATCTACAAAAAAAAGATCTTCTTTAAAAAAGCTTTTTCCACTTTTTCTGTTGCCATACATGTCATTGTAAAATTTAAAAACATTATGGTGTACCAAAAGAGTATCCCCTTTTTCAACAGGCCCATTATAGCCAATAGGAGTGGCTACAACTTTAGCGAATCTATTAGAAGACTTGTGGTCTTCTTCGGATGTACTTGTAAGGAATTTATGATCTCCGTATTTTTTTATATTATCATATCTCCTACCCTCTAAAGGTTGGACAATAAAATTGTAAGGTGATTGCATTTAATTTAAGTGCTAAAAATTTATGTTGTACTCTAAAGAAATAGGAAGCGTAGTTCTAAATTCTTTCCACAATAAAACTTCGTCTCCTTTTATAATCCAAATTTTATAAGAATCATTATCGTAGATAATGTGTTGTATTAAATAAGATCCTCCCAAAACATTCTGGCCAACTATGTAGTGCATTGCACCAGACTTGTAGTCTGCTCCAATTGAAATTTTTCTTATATCCATTCTATATTTAGCTAGTTGCCTGAGTTGTTATAACTCCTGAATTACTAACAAAAAGTTTCCACACACCACCATTAGGAGCAATTAACTTAACAACACCAGCATCAGAAATAAAACTAGAAAGAGTTGAAATCATACAAGACTTCGTCATCAAACTATTTTCCTTGTCAGTTAAGATTAAATAATCTGCTGAGTCAAGAGTTGTAATATTGGGGTATGCTGATGTATTGCTAATTTTTGCCATGGTGTTTTATTCTACTACCTCTAAAGGTGTTTCTATTACTGGCTCTTGGTCTTTTACCTCACCAGTCTGTAAGTTAATAACTGCATTCGAGCCAAACTCTTCCATTAGAAGATTTTCTTGTTCTGCAAATTTTAACTTAATATTAGCAATGCTAGTAATTAAATCAGATTTTTTAATTTCTAAATCTGCTATTTCAAATTTTGAATCATTAAATTGTTTTTGCAAACCTTGTAATAACTCTAACTGCTCTTTACTTAATTGTTTTGACATTTGATTTAATTTAAATATTATTGATTAACAAATATACAATTTTTTTTATAATTATTCAATTGGTGGCGTTGGTGTTGGATACATCCAAGTAAAATACAAGTCTTCGTTTACTGGAGCTACCTCAGTCGCTATAGTTGCAGCTATGTTAGCTTGCATTTCAGTTACATCTAATGCTCCTTCTAACCATCCAATAACTACAGCCTCAAAAGCCTCAGTATCTGCGTAAGGTGTAAAAGGAGTTCCAGCTACGTAATCATAGCTTTGCGTTCCAATAATAGTACTTGAATAAGTTTTACCCCCAGATTCTTCAGAGCCAGTGTATCTCCAGTGTACAGTATATATTACATTGTTTTCACCTTCTGCTTGAATGTGAGCGTTCATTTGTGGAATATCCCATTTGTAAGTAATTGCCATAATTTATTTATTTATTTATCATTAAATGTTTATTCTTTCTGCTGTAATCATCAAAAGGGACATTCCATCCCTTGTACTCAGTTATTAAGTTTCTTATGCCTTGATGATGTGCAACATGATTTCTATTTCCTTCGTAAAATTTATCATTTACTATAGAATACCTAGGAAAAAAGTAGTCATGACCACAACTTT